TAATAATTCCAAATTACGAACAATAAGTTTTAATTTGTCTCTTTGTGGTTCCATAATTTTTATATGGTATTTAGACATTTTACACAAAAAAAGAGGGCCTGTCAATAGGCCCTCTCTATTTAAGTTCTTAAACTTAACTGCAAGGAACTGCCTTGCTTCTAACCTTAATACCACGATACATTAAATCGTGATTACGGTTCTGATTATGCTCGTTAATGAGCATTTCTCTGTACTCTTCAGTGTCGTATGAGACACCACGATAAGTGACTTGTGCCATTGGCTTGCTCCAAAGTAGTAGGGATTTTTGCCCCGTTCCTTCAGTCGGCTTTTGCGTCCCAGTTACAAACACTCATCTCCTCCTTAACCACTTGAATCATTTCAAGTTTGGTTTCTTCCTCGACCTTATAAGCCTTGATCCTATCGATTAAGACTTGAGCATCAGAGCAAGTAAAAGAAGTAGCGATGAGAAAGGGTATCATGGGATGAACGATTCCGTTCCGAGTCGGCTTACTTGCGACCCCCATAGGGGTTGAACGTTGTGTTAATACTAACACATGTATAGTATATAGTCAAGTAGTTTAATTTTTGTTACAAAATCCTGTGGCTCAAAAAAATATGGGACTTTTTTTCGCCCGATTTTTGAAAGCTAAAGTCGATTTTGGTGGCCCTAAACTTTTCTCTTCTTCTTTTTACTAGCAGGTGCTTGGTAGCCCCAAAGGTTTGGTTTGATAGTACCCTTACCATAATCAATGGTCTTCAATCCATTCTTAAACTTATCCCAATACATATCAAACAAAGTAACTCTTGTACCTCGTGTAAGATCATAATGAACTTGATCATCACGCACATACTTTATAATATAACAATCAGTAGGTGCATTCTTAGTAGAAACATCTTCTAATGAACCATTCTCAATAATAATATTACATCCATATAAAGATTGAAGATTATTTTTTTCTTCTGCCGTCCAGAAAGTTTTTCTATCAGGTTTAGTTTCTAATTTAGTTTTTTCTGCCATAACTAACCTCCTCTACCACCCCATTTAATATCAGGATAAGCTTCTGATACAATTTCTTTAGTAATCTTATACTTATCAGAAAGTTTTTTATCTTTTATCAAACATATAATTTCTGCTTCTAAAGGATGAAGACCTTGGAGAATATTAATAAACATTGTCTCACGACGAATAGCATTTAATGAAGGATCACCACCTTTTAAAAATCTATAAAAATGTTTCGCTTCTCTATTAATGGTAGTATGACCCTGTTGATCCGTCACTCCTAAAGAGAAACTTCCTTTCTGATGCATTCTACGAACCTCTTCCGTAATTTTAGTTGAAAGAGTTCCACTATAAGTGTTCTGTTCATCATAACCAACATAAGGAACATCACCATCAGGAAGTAATGAAACTATTGATTCATCAAAATTCCATATAAGAACAGATCTTAAAGCAACGTGATCATATTTTCTTAGAACTTCTATTTTTTTAGCTTTACTTCTTTGTTTTGATGCTAAATCTAAAATCTCAAAAATTAAAGGATTATTAGGTAGTTCTGGAAGAGCTTTGACTGTAATTTTTTTAGTCTTCTTCTTCGTCTGTGTCGTCTGTGTCATGATAGTTTTCAAATCTGAATGCAATTACCTCATCGGGAACTAAGTTTCCCATTTCATCAAACATTTCAGGGTGAGGTCTTGGTATCTCCTGATAGTTCATCATATAATCTCTTGCCAACCATCCCCCTACTCCTCCTACTAAGAAAAGTAAAAATGATACAGGTAATACTGTCAATAAAACTATGTCAATAGTACTCATCTATCTACCTCCTTAGTGATTAATTTTTATTTTTAATTGATAAGGAAAATTCAAAATAAATTTCTATTTCTTTATTAAAAAAATTACTTATCTTTTTGAGTGTAATATGAAATGGTTTTTTCTTTCTTCTTTTACCTCCCTGAAGCATTAATTCCACTCCACGATTAACTGGTGGATTGGTTTTATTTATATTGCCTTTAGACAATTCTTTTTTCTTTGAGGAACTGAATTGTGTCAATACACCCTCCTAGTTTTTTACCATCTACAACAACTTGAGGAAAGGTAGATCCTTCTCCAAACTCACCATAAAATGATTTTCTATCAAAATGTTGATCTAAATTATACACTACAAACTTGCTTCCTGTCAACTCTAATACTTGTTTTACTTTATCACAATAGGGGCAACCATCTTTTGTGTAGACTGCAAAATTCATTTCTATGTATTCCTCATGAGTTTTTATTTATAATGTAA